CCCCAGTTTAACGTATCGGAGAAAAACTGGGGGGTAGAAATGCCTCCCTTTTTTTAAAAATTAATCAATGAAATAGGTCGATCAATGAAAAAGATTGCTATATTAATAGACTTCTGGGGACCAGACGACTTGAATGAAGATCCTAATAGGATCATGTGGGAAACAACAAGTTCCTTCCTGAAAAAAAATTACGTAGATACTGTTATTATCAGTACATATGACACTGAAGAATGTATTCAAGTATATTTGTCCAACCCTTGGATTGAACAAGGGAACCCTTGGATTGAACAAACTCGCCAATATTTTAGAGATAATAATCTTTGTTGGGATTCTAAATTACTTATGGAGTCTAAGCATCTTGCCGAATGCGACAAAATCAGGGAAACAAATTCTGCACTAAAACACACATGGAAAGAATGGAATAAACCTGTTCTATTCTTAGCTATGGACTGGGAAATTGCAGAAAAAGATAAGATAGAAGAAGTATTTTTCTTTGGATCTGCCTGGGATAGATGTGTTAAAACAAGACCATTAGGATATGACATGTGGTTAAACAATACTTCTGCTAATTTATATTTTGATCCTGACGGAGTCCGAGCAAATCCAAAGGATGCACCTCCAAAGTTCGAAGAATATCAAAATAGTATAAAGTATCCTAATCTTAAGACATTACGAGAAGTGTAAAGAAAAATATAGAGGGCAGAAATGCCCCTCATTTTTTATGACTGAAAATAGATAAATACTTTTATAATAATTATAGGAGCGAAACGACATGTCAGTTTCATCATTAACAAAATTTACAGTACCTATTGACGGTGACCAGAGTGCAGCAAGCCAAGGCTTGCTTATGCCAAAACTTAAATATCGCTTCCGTGCATCATTTGAGAACTTTGGTATTAGTTCGCCACGCACAGAGATGACAAAGCAGGTTATGAACATTACTCGTCCAGCAGTGACATTTGAAGAGTCAATGATCGAAGTATATAACAGTAAAGTCTATCTAGCAGGCAAGCACACTTGGGATCCTATCACAGTTAACCTACGCGACGATGTAAACGGCGCAGTTACTAAATTGTGCGGAGAGCAAATCCAGAAGCAGTTTGACTTTATGGAGCAAAGTAGTGCTAGTTCAGGTATTGACTATAAGTTTATTACACGCTTCGAACTTCTAGACGGTGGTAACGGTGCAAATGCACCAAGTGTACTTGAGACTTGGGAACTATACGGTTGTTTTGTGCAGAACATTAACTACAATGATTTAGATTACGCATCACAAGAGCCAGTACAGATTACAATGAGTATTAGATTTGATAATGCTGTACAAACACCACTTGGTGATGGCATCGGTGCAACAGTAGCGAGAACACTAGGTCAAACTATTACTGGCTAATAGGAGTTTATCCACATGGCTAGTGTAAATCCAAATCTATCACCCTTGACCACAGGCGAAACAGTGCGTGACTATAAACATGCGTCACGCACTTTTGTTGACAATAACTATGAACTACAGCCAAGATTTAGTCATCTCTTTCATGTAGTATTTGAGTTTACATCAGAAGCAGCAACATTATTCAATACAGTAGAGCAACTAGAAATACCTATTCTGGTTAAAAGTGTTGACTTGCCAACATATACTGTTGACGTTGTAACACACAATCAGTATAACAGAAAAGTGCAAAGCCATCACAGTATGAATTACAATCCTATTACTGTGCGTTTTCACGATGATGCAAAAGAACTTATTCGCAACATGTGGCACAAGTATTATATCTATTATAATGCAGATCCTACTTATAGTTTAGACAGCAATAGTTATACTGCGTATGACAAGTATAGTAATCGTGTGCAGCAACAATGGGGCATGCAGCGCGGCAACAAACGTTTCTTTAAGAACATTAAAATCTATAGTATGCACAACCACAAGTTTGCCGAGTATACATTAATCAATCCTATTATTACTGCATTTAATCATGACAGTCACGCTTATGCAAATGGCGGACTTATGGAAAACACAATGCAACTTGCATACGAAACTGTGAAATATGCAACAGGTTATGTTAATGATATTACGCCACGTGGATTTACTGATATACACTATGATGTAGAAACAAGTGATCTTTCAACTACAAACACAAGTACAGAAGCATTTATTAATGGCCAGACTGTGAGTGTAGCTGGACAAGAAGAAAAGGACCTGTTTCAAGGAAACGTAATTGGTGTTATCAAAGATGCTGAAATAGTTTATAATGAAACAAGACTTAATACAGGAAACGTATTAACAGATACACTGTCAATTTTTGCAAATAATTTATTGTCAGGCAAGAAGCCTACGAGTAATATCCTGGTACCGGTCACTGGATTAGTTGAAAGTGTTGCCAATAAATATGCTGGCAGTATTACAGATGGTATAGTTAAAAGCGTATCCGGATCCAATGCTGGAGTTATATCTAGTCAAGGACAAAACATACAATCTAGTAATTTTAACACACCGACTACAAGCACAAATAATATAGGATATGCAAAAGTGATCCCTAACACTAATGGAACGGTGAGCAATCCAAGCAATATTAGTGATGCTTTAAAAACTTTTAGTAGTTTAGTAAACAGTAAAAAATAGGCGAAATACTATGTCACAGAATACAAATCTACCAATAGTAAATCCAGCAGATAACTTTGATCAGCGTGTACAGGATTACTTTACTAACTATTTTACCTCGCCTATTAGTATGACTGACATGGAATACGAAGCAGCAAAAAGTTTTTTTGTAGCCCGCACCAACAACGAAGATGCTGCAGCAGCATTAACTGCGGCAGTTATACAAGCAGCAAATGAACTTAACATTTACATAGTAGACATCATCAAAGAATTTGAACAAGCCGGTGATCTTAAAAGTGCAATTCCTACATTCTTAAATTTAAGCAGAAGAACAAGTAGTTTACTTGGATATGAAGCAGACATTACTCCAAACGAGAACATAGCACGCCAAGTGAGTGCGTAATGTTTAGTCGTAACAAATACGCTAACGGCATATACACAATAGCAAATCCAGACAAGTACAGCGGCAACAAAGAGCCGCGCTATCGCAGTGGATGGGAACATGCATTTATGCGTTTTTGCGACAACAACCCAGCAGTAATAAGTTGGGCAAGTGAAGCAATACAAATACCTTATCGTAATCCACTCACAGGCAAAGGTACAATATATGTACCAGACTTTGTTGTAGTATATCAAGACAAGCGTGGCAACAAACATGCTGAACTTATTGAAATCAAACCCAAAGCACAAACCATGCTTACTGAAAAAACTCGTGAAAAAGAAAAACTTGCTATTGCTATTAACCACGCAAAGTGGGAAGCAGCAGCAAAGTGGGCAAAGCACAAAGGCTTGCGCTTTAGAGTTGTAACAGAAGATGATATTTTCCACAACGGCAAACGCTAGGAATAAGTATTAACATGACAAAAAAACTTGAAGAATTGTTCGATGTAGCACCTGCAGACGAACTAGATATAACAGCCGAAGAAAATACCAGAGTTGTAGAAGCTGTAACAGCAGACGACATTCCGCAACTACAAACAGCATTAACTAGTGTAGATAAGATTGATGCTGCATTGCCCAGTGTGCGTGAACTTGATACCAGCGATAAAGAGATGGATGAGATCGCACAACTTGCGCAGGATACATTCAAAGACTTGATGGACTTGGGTATGAATGTAGAAGCACGTTTTAGTGGTGAAATATTCAGCAATGCAAGTCGTATGTTGGACACTGCACTGAGTGCAAAGAGTGCAAAGATTAACAAAAAACTGCGCATGGTTGATTTACAACTAAAAAAAGCAACATTAGATGCTAGACTTGCTAAAGAAGCACGAGCCAATGGAGAAGATACCGAAGATGGCGACGGGCAAGCAGTGGATCGTAACCAACTTCTTATGGAAATCCTCGGCAGAAATAATCAAGAAAAGTAATAAATACACACATATAATTGAGGAATACCACAATGAAAAGTTTTAAGAGTTATCTTGTAGAAAGCGAACAGACATATAAGTTTCGCATTAAAATGGCTGAGATGTGTGATGATGAACGCATGAACGCACTAGAAGCAGCGTTAGAAAAATACGATGTAAAAAGTATTAGTAAGCCAAAGAAAACTCCTATCCAAGAACATCCAATGGATTTTCAAACACTGCAGAACGCAGAAGTGTTTATCATGGACACAGAACTAAGTTATCCTGTAACTGCACATCAGCTATATGAATACATTAGTCAAACAGTTGGCGTTCCTGCAAGTCATTTAGTTATTATCAACAGTGACCACCCTGAAGAGATTGCTCGTGAAGAAGCAGCAAAAGCAGAAGGTGAAGAATACGAGACACTGTTAGACAGTGATTACAAAGATGCAAATAATGCTAAAGATAATTTTGGTGATGAATACAATGAGAACATGCTAAAGAGTCTTGAAACACGCAAGTATGAGTTTGCTAAAAAGGGCGACTAATGAACGATCTTTATAAAGCAATTGATGCGCTAAACGAAATTTCACAAGCAGAGCGTGATGCAATGCGAGCACAAATGGATGCTGAAAAAGCCGCAGTAAGAGCTGCAGCAGATGCTGAAAAAGCTGCTGTAATGAAAGCAGCAGGCAGAGCACCTATAACAAAAGCAGACATGTATAAAGATGTTGCAGACTTTGCTAAACAGCAAAGAGCAGCAAGCAAAGCGGCTGGCTATGCTACAAAAGCAGAATATGATGCAGCCTATCAACAGAATTTAGATAATCTTGCTAAAGCAGGTGTAAACATGGATGACGTTTATGCTGCGGCAAACAAAATGATGAGCACAGAAAAAGGTGCTGCTAGACTTGCAAAAATGGGCATACAAGATGACGATGATTTAATTTCGTATGCAATGGCAAAAGCAGGTATAAAAGATGTAACACCTGACAAGTATACTGCTACTGATTATGCTATTACCGATATACCCGAAGATGAGTTGACATTTGAAACTGAAGAATCATTAGAAGAGCGTGTAACTTATAGCACACTTGCTAAACTAAGTGGTATTAAAGATCCTAATAAAATTTTCCCTGGACAAAAAATTACATTACCTGGTGGCGGAAGTTATACAGTAAAAAGTGGTGATACACTAAGCGGTATTGCACAGAACTACAGACTTAAAAAAATTGGTCAGCCTAAAGCAGACGCTGGTAAACTAGATGATCCAACAACTAAACTACCACAAATTTCACCTAAAGCAGACGCTGGTAAACTAGATGATCCAACAACTAAACTACCACAGATAACAAAGCCTGAGCCTGGAAAAGAACCAGGCGACTTTGAAGTGCCACAATCAAAAGACGCTGGTGACGACGATGATCGTTTAAACAAGTACGACATGGATCAAGCAAAAAATTATACACTAGATCCAAAGAGTGTTGTACAGCCTAATAAAAAGAAATCAGATAGTTTGTATAAACAATTTACAAACTGGGCAAAAGGTACTAAGTGGTATGATATTGCTACTAATAACCCAGAGCCAACAAAGATTCCTGCTACTGTACAGGGCCGTGAAGTTGATCTAGCAAATCCAAAGACTGCTGGTGTTGACCTAGGCAATTACGGTGATACAAGTAAGATGAGTGTTATGGATCTAGCAAAAAAGATTCAAGCAGATCCAACTTGGAATAGTAAATCAGATGCTGAAAAAAAAGCAGAGAATGATAAACTAGCAGCATATACTGCGGCACAAAGAGACGAAATTTATAAAAGAATAGGAGCAAAGTAATGGATATTGCATCACTAAGAGCGAAACTAGATAACATCGCAGAGGAACTAGCACAGCTACCTGAGCAAGATTCTGTTGCGATTGAAGAAGAGCAAGTAGAGGAAGTTGAGGCACCTGTTGCTGAAGTAGAATTTGCTGAAGAAGACAACCTTGAAGTTGAAGAAGAAGCAGTTGCAGAAGGCTTTGCAGTAGGTGCAAGTGTTGCTCCATCAGAAGAAGGTCCTGACCAAGCACCAGGAAAAGTTATTGCAGTAGATGGCGATAAAGTAACTGTTAAGTTTATGGATGGTTCAACAGAAGTATTTGCACAAGATGAATTATTTGCATTACCAGCTGGCTTAAAAGTTGGTGAAGAAGTTGAAGAAGAAGCAGTTGAAGAAGAGAGCTTTAACGTTGCTATGGCTAAACTAAAGAAAAAAGAAAAGGCTGCTGGTGTATCTGATGATTTTTATGGTAAAGCAGATCAGGACTATGATGCACTGATAAAAGCATATGATTCTAAAAGTGAGCGCGAACAACTGGGTATGATGGATCCGGATAAACTAGATGATCCAACAACTAAGATACCTCAGACTTCTAAGAAAAAAGCTGAAGAAGAAGCAACTGTAAACATTCCTGTACAGGAACTTGCTGACATCATGCAACTAGCAGGGTATAAAAACTATGCAGAGCGCATTGAAGAATATGCTAATGAGCCTGATGAAGATTACAGCGACACAGAAGATCAGTTAATTGGTCTAAGCGGCGGACTAAACGGTCCTAAGAATATGCATACTCCTGCAGCAGGTGGTGATAATCCAATGGATAAAGAAGCACTTAAAACTGTAGAAGAAAGTCTTTACAAGAGTTATAAAGCATTTTTAGAAGAAGCAGAGCTTACTGAAAAAGAATAAATCTTAAAGGTATACAGAAAAGCGGCTATATACATGTAGTCGCTTTTTTTATGGGAAAAATATGTATAATAGATTATATGTTTTTGGGTGTAGTTTTACTATGTATAAGTGGCCCACCTGGGCTGACTATTTGCATGCAGGTGGATTAGCAGAAAACTATAGTAACTGGGCTCTACCAGGTGGCAGTAATGACTTTATTCTTCACAGTTTTACAGAATGTATCAGCACACATAACATTACTGACAAAGACATAGTTTGCATAATGTGGAGTCAACCACATCGTATCTCAGATTACACTGATCAAGAAGGCTGGACAATGCCAGGCAATGCATATTTGTATCAACCCAAAGAACGTGCAAAATACTTGCACGAAGATAAAATTGCACTTGAAAATCGCAGTTACTTTCGTGCAGTAGCAACTATATTAGAAAGCATTGGCTGTGATTTTTATTTTACAAGTATGGAACGTATAGAACTAAAGTATGACGAAGTATTTGATACACAAAAGTACTTTAAGCCTAGTATGGCAGAGTTTTTAGGATATAGAAGTGCAGCAGATGATACTTGGAGAGAAACAATGCCTGGAGACAGACACCCTGGCCCTATAGAACATGCTAAGTTTGCAAAATCTATGTTTGCATTAAACGAAACTGCAGTAGATGATTTGTGTGCAGATGCAAATCAGCATATATTTGGCAGCGATAAACCATGGCGGCGAAGATATATCTATCATCCTGAAAAATGTGCAGTACATAGATTGCCTGGCATAGAAGGAAAATATACAATGGGAAGTGGTCAACTCAGAGATGTCGCCGAAATTCAGTTTAAGTCCTAGTAACGAACACTACAATCAGCCTGCCCCGCAAGGACGATTTTTACAAC